GGCGGCTCGATCTTCAACGGGGTTGACCGCACGACACGAATCCCCGCGATATAGGCGCCGCCTGGGTTCATCTGGAACGAATCGTTAATCCAATCAATTTTGAAGCCGGCGCCAAAGAAGCACGCTCGGCCATAGACATCACCATTGATCTGCCGCTGACGTTCATCAATGCCAGCCAGGCGCACAGTGAAGTCATGCTGCCAGGTGCTGGCATCGATCTTTACGCCGGTCAGCGCCTGGGCACCGTCGAACGCCACCAGAAAGTTACGGGTGACGTTGTTGCCGATCTGCAGTGGCGGGATGTTTCTGCGCTTCTGCTGCAGCGGCACGTAGGACACGGCGAACAGCAAACCGTCCGCGTCCTCGAGGCCGACCCAGTTGAAGTCCCAATCGCCGATGTCCGACCCCAGCTGCGCGCTGTAGACGATCTGGTTGGGGTTCACAAAACCGCTGTTTCCCTCGGGAATCTCATAGGTGTGCACGATCTGGCCCGCCGGCGGCTTGCCGGCAGCACGATCCACCGGCGCTTCGGTAGCCAGCCCGGGCACGTTGGCGAAAATGAATTTCTTGATAACCAGGGACTTTTTCTGGCTTTGTTTCAGGGCGATTTGGCCTTCGCCGGCCAACGTAATACTGGCGCTCACTTTGCGCTCCTACAGGCTGGCGACCAGCGTCTGCTGGTCGTCGTTGAAGTCGATCAGGCCCACTTGCAGGCCCACGGGGGTGATGGTCACGAAGTCATAGCGCCGGCACGTCCGACCGTATTGCTGGATCAGCACGCGCAGCAGCTCCGGGTTCAGCGACAGTTGCGCGTTGCTGAACTTCAACAGCACGACGTCCCAATCCCGGTCGGGCTGACGCTCCTCGATCTCCACGTAGCCGACGCCCAGGCGCTCAAAAATGCGTTTCATGCCGGCGGTGCTGCCGGCATCAACCGAGTTGACGAAGGCGTATTTCACGCGCAACCGGAACAGACTTTCCGGCTCGCCGGCGAAGCGTGTTACGTCACGCTGCCAGGCCCACAACTCAAGGATGCTCAGGTGGCAGGTGTCGGGATCGATCTGCGAATAGGGCCAGCGCAGCCACCCGGAGACGGTTTCCCACCAGGACTGTGCAGCGGCCAACAACTTCGCCAGCTCGGTGCCGCCCAGCCAGAAAGGCAATTTCAACTTGATCATTGCGCCGTCACCTTCAACTGGCCCAAGCGCGGAATGTTCAGCCCGCTGATGATGTCCTGACCCGGTAGAAAGCGCAGGGAAGCGATATCGGCGAACTGCTGGTGGAGTTCTTCACTCAGGCGGCTATAGCTGAATCGCGACTGTGGATAAGTCAGCGTCGGCTGGTAGTCGGTGGCCGTGCTTTCGCGAAACGCCGCCCGCACGAACAGCTCGACCTCTTTCACCAGGGCGTTGATTCGCTCGGCGCTCAAGTTGGGCTTGGGCCACAGCCACAGCGTCACTGTCGCCGGGACTTCGGGCATGACCATGGCCAGCAGATCGTCGCCGTGGCCGTGGTTGCCCTGGTCGCGGATATGCGCGTTGATTTGCTCCAGGTACGTGTCCGCCGGAACGCCCGCATCGAACAGGATGTAAGCATTTGCACTGCCCGGGCCACGGGGTGCGCCGTGTTCGAAATACACGCCATCCGGACGCACGCCCGGGAAGGCGGAGATCATGGCGCGATACACAGCGTCGGTGTGCCACTGGTTGACCGCCGAGAACTGGTTACGTACGCGCAGCCGCAACTGGTCGTTGGGTTCCGGATCTGCACCTGGTGAAGCCAGCCAACCGTCCTTGTTCACCACCTGGACAATGCCGGGGATCGGCACCGGCAGGATCGCGTAGTAACCCGGGGCCAGATTAAAACCGCTGCCCGCCTCGATCGCCTCGACCGGGACGTCCAGCTGGAGCTGGCCCTGCTGGAACGTCGCCGGCGCCGTGGTCACCAATTGATAGACGTTGCCGTTGATCGCGGCAGACTGCACCACAATGCCCTTTTCCAGCTGCAGCACGCCGTCCGGAACCGCGCGGGTAAAAAGCAGTTTTCCTTGGGCCTTGGTCGCGCCTTTACGCTCGACATTTACCGCCCATGCCAGTGTGTCCAGCCACGCGTCGACCGCTGTTTTCACAAAGAAGTTGGGCAGCACGGTCATGCACAAAAAATCCAGCAGCCACAGCACCGGCTTGGTCACCAGCGCGGTCATCACCCGCCAGAACGGCGAATAGCTGCTGGTGTTGGCCACCTTCGAGCCTTGGGCTTCAACTTCTTTTTCCCACTCGGCCTTCAATGCCGCCTCAGTGGTCGGGATGCCGGCATCGGCGATCACCTTTTTAAAATCGATGCTCACAGGCTGACCTCAATCGATCCGAATTTGATGGTTTTGGCGGTGACCAGGTACACGCCAGGCGCCTGCTCGGTGATGCGTGCCGTCCCGGGCACCAGGCGCACGTCGTCCTCCACCAGCAGTTCCATCTGCTGGACGCAATCGCGTTGACGCAGGCGGTCGCGCTCAGCCACCAGCGTCACCAGCAGCCCGCTGTCGCGGATCATGTGCGCGATGTCCTGGGCAATGCAGGCGCGGTCGTCGACCAGCAGCGGCTGGTGCGACGGATCAAGTGCCAGGTCGTTGCCGACGATCAGCAGATCCACGTACTCACTCATCCACCCACCGCCATCGCGACCATGTTTTCCATTTCCAGCGGCGTCATCTGCTTGCCGGTGTGAATGTTCACGTTCTCCACATGCGTGCCCCTGTTCTGGCTGCTGTTGTTGTTCTGAATGCTGGTGAGCAGGCCACCCGGCGGTACTGCAGACGGACGTGCCGGCGACAGGCTTGGAATAGCCGCATTGATGGTCTGTTGGGCTTTCTGCGCGGCGTTGGCGGTGTCGGAAGCGCTGGCAGCGGCGTCGACGCCGGGCACCTCGGGCATACCGCCGAAGCGCGCTTCGATGTTCACGCCGGGGATGCTGTTCAGCAGCTCGACCACACCGTTAACGGCCTTGGTGAAAATGCCGACGATGCTGTCCCATGCGGCCTTGGCCATACCTGACCAGCCGCCCATGGAATTGAACCAGTCGGACAGTTTCTGGAACGTCTCGGCCACCGCCTGGAACGCGGCGGTATTCATCAGGGCCGTCGTCCATTCATCCCAGTAGTAGACGGCTGCAGCGATCGCGGCGACCAGGGCAACGATCCCGACCACGATCCACACCACCGGGTTGGCCAACAGCGCCGCGTTGACCAGCCAGATCGCGCCTTGCCACAACATCATGGCGCCGCGAATGACGGCCAGGCCGGCGCTCAGCGTGTAGATCACGGCCACGTAAGCCAGCATTACAACCTTCTGCAGAATGAACACGGCGACCGTGCGCAGGCTGAACAACTGAACGACTTTCCAGACGGTCAGCATGCCCAGCCAGGTCATGCGGGCGATGCCCACCGCCATGGTCAGCGCCGACATCGCGGCAACGATGCCCATAATGGCCAACGCGGTGATGCCGATAACCCGGGTGATGTTCGGGAACAGCTGCGACCAGCGCACCAGGGTTTTGCCGATGTCGACCATCTTGGTCATGAACGGCGACAGCACCGGGATCAGCACCTGGCCAAACACGGTTCGCATGACCTCGACCAGGGATGCCCATTGCTGCCAGGGATCGACCATCGCCCGCGCCATCTGCTCGGCGTTCTCCAACCCGCGCACTTTGCCCAGTTGCTCGATGCCGTTGCGCAGCCGATCGGTGTCCTTGGCCAGCGCGCCAATCACCTGGGCACCTTCGCCGCCAAAAGCCTCCAGCAGCTTGGCACCGGCGGACGCGCTGGTCAGGTCGCCGAACTTGCCCTGGAGCTTGTCCAGGATGGTCATCATCGGCAGCATCTTTCCCTGCTGGTCGGTGAACTTCATCCCCAGCTTTTCCGAGGCGGCGCCGATGTTTTCGAAAAACGCCTTGTAGCGTCCGCCGGCGTCGCCGCCTTCCATGGTGCTGCTCAGTGTGCCGATCACCGCCATCTGTTCAGCCAGGTCGACGCCGGACGTTGTGGCGATCGCTCCGGCTTCCTTGAAGGCGTCTTTCATGGCCGCGCCGCTGGTGCGGAACAGCTGCACCGCCAGCGCCGTTTGACCGCCGAGTTTTTCCACCCACGCGCCCTTCCCCATCGCATCGGCTTGGGACTTCTGCAGGTTGTAGAGCGTGCCGACGTATTCGCCCATGGTTTCGGCGTCGGTTTTGGTGGCCTTGGCCAGCAGGTTGCTGGTGTTGGTGAAGGTGGCCAACTGGTTGCCGGCCAAGCCTTTGATGGCGCCCTCAATAAGGTACGCGGACGCTACAAAGTCCTTGGCGTTCTCGCCGTAATTCACCGCGAACTCCAGCGACTTGCTGTTCAGCGCGGACAGAGCATCCTCAGCCACGCCGAGCGATCGCACGTCGCCAAGGGCGCGGTTGACCTCCAGCGCCGGTTCCATGAATTCGCGGATGGCGACCACGCCCGCCGTCAGCCCGCCCAAGCCCAGGCCGATCGTCTTGATGTGCTTTTCGCTTTGATCGGAAAGCTCGGCAAAACCCATTTTCACCTTGCCCAGGGGCGCAGTGACCTTGTCCTGCAAGCTGAGAATGAAAGCCAGGCTGGCGCTACGGTCTGCCAATGTCGTTACCCGTTCAGCGCAATGGCAATGCCGTTAGCTACGGCAAATTCCATGCGTCTCCAGTGTTCGTCCTCCAGCCACTTGGCCATCCCCATCGCCTCGGGCGTGGGTTCGGCACCAGGTAGCCAGCGGTGCGTCAGGGCCATCAGCTGGCCCAGGCCGTTTTCGCTCAGGCGCTCAGCGTGCTCGAGCGCTTTTTTACGATCACCTCAACATTGGGTGCGTATTCCTCCAGCAGCGCGCCGGCGATTTGCATCACCATCACCGGGTTGGCCAGGATCGATTTCAGCGTGGCTTTTTCTTCCTGCTTGACGGTGTTCATCAACAGGTTGTTGCCCGGGGCGACCTTGTTGGTTTGGGTCAGAGCGTTGAAATACTTGGTCACGTCCGCCGGCGTCAGATTGAAGGTAAATTCGTTTTCGCCGACTTCCAGGGTGATTTCTTTGTTCTGTTCGTTCATTGGATGACTCACTTGTTGAGGTTGGGTAAAGGGTTGGTCGAGAGCGCCGGCGATCGCCGGCAAACGTCCAGGGCGTACTGCTGCAGTCCGACGATCATTTGCCGGCTTAGGGCGAGTTGATCTCGGAGGGTGAAATAATCCTGTCGAGCGTCTGCTGCGAGTTCGGCGCGTCCTGCATCAGCCACGCGGGGGGTGCCGGCGGTGGCGGACACAGATCCGGAAGCGGGACAGGTAGCGCTGACGTACAGCCGGCCAGTGCCATCGCCAACAGCGCGGCGCAGGCGTTCGTTTTCAGTGCGTGCATCGGTCAATTCCTTGGTGTTTCGTTGGTCGATCGCATCCCGCTCGGCGAGCATTTCACCGCTGATGCGTACCGCTTGGCGCAGGCCGACCACCTCAGTGTTCAGGCCTCGCAGGTCTTCCAGCGCGTCGTCGCGTTGATCCACCAGCCGGATAAACCAATACAAGGGCACCAGGGCGGCAATGAGCATCCCGAACAGTGCGGCCTTGAAAGTTGAAATGGTCATTTCAGGCAGACTCCCACCTCGGCCAGCCGCCGGTTGTGCAGCCCTGGTACAAAGCGTTTCTGGCCGTTGGCGTCAGTCACAAAGGCCCACACCGGCGTCTTGCCGTCCGGCGCCCAAGCCAGGGCTTTGCAGCCTTCGGCGATGCGACCGGCGTTAATCAGCGCGACCGCTCTACTGGCGCAGGTGCTGGCCGCACCAAAGTTGTGGCCGTGACTGGTCAGGGCGTCGAACGTGTTCTGGCCCACGTTCGGGTTGGTGATGCACTCGGCCAGCTGCAGCTGCGTTTTGCGGATCACCAGTTGCTCCACCTCGGCGCACTTGGCAGGCGACCAGTAGTCGCCGACCACGACTGGGTACGGGCTGGTGAACCGGGTGATGCCTTTGCACACCGTAGGCAGCCCGCCGGCCAGTTTGTCCGCGTAAACGGTGTTCTGGCCGTTGCCTTCCCAGGTGCCCAAGAAGATCACCAGCGGCGTGCTGGCCAGCGCGATCAAACCGGCGGCTATCCGCCCGCGCAGGCTCATGGGAACCACACACGCAACAGCGCCGGCACGACCATCTGCAGCACAGCGCCAACCAGCGTCAGGATGGTCAGCAAACGCCCGACTTTGGAGCCGATCACGTTGACCGCAAGGGTCAATGCCTGCTGTCCTTTGTTCAGTTCCTTGAGCTGGCCAGTCATGTTTTCAAATTGCTGCTCAAGCTTGGTCACACGAGTCGGCACGGTTTCGTGACGGCCTTCAAACTCGTTCATGCGGTGCTCGATCACGGCAAGTTGCCGCTCCAGCGTTCCCAGACGCGAAGTTTCAGTAGTCATCGGCGTTTACTCTTCTCAACGTCCGTCTGGCACGGAACGCACCGCGTCATACCGTCCAGCGCCTGGCGTGCCGGCGGAATCTCTCTGTCGCAGTCCTGGCAATGGGTCAGGCTTGGCCCAACCGGCATAGCCGTCTGCAGCTGAGCCTTGATCGCCTGGTCACGTTGGCGCTGCTCCAGCTCCTGGGCGCGGTCGAACCAGTCCACCATCAGCGCAGCCCCTCGATCTCGGTAGCGTCGAGGTACGGAACGCCGTTGATGTGGATGAAGTCCGGACTGGTGACGTCAAACGGCACCTTGTGCTTGGTTTTCTCGCCACCTTTGGGATCGATCGACAACAGGCTGGAAATCTTCACCTTGCAGCCAAACGCCTCCACGCGCAGCTCCTCGTCCTCTCCGGCCTTGGCAAAAAACACCGCATCAAAGGGGGCGAGCTTGCGGAAGCTGCCCGCCGATCGCGCCGCGTCGATCAGCAACTGAAAGTTGGAGCTATCCAGTTCCAGTTCGCCGGCCGCAGCCACGTCGCCCTCCACGTAGCCGTCAGGCACACCACGCGTCTGCGCCACGGCCGAGTTGTCGGTGATGTCCAGGGTGCAGCTCTCGACGTGCAGCGACAGATCGCCCAGGCTCACGTCGAAGTTCTTGCCGCCAATCTTTGCCATGGGGCGTTACTCCGTTTTGTCAGTGGAAAGATCCAGGGCGATATTTGCCGTGAGGTCTTTCGGGCAGTTGAGGGGTTTGAGCTTGATGTAGGCCGCGACCTTGGTTTTGCTGAGCCACTCCAGCACCAGGTCACCGTCCTTCGGTGGCTCGATATCACCGGGAAAGACTTCACCGTTGAACTTGATGGACTTGGCCATAGCGCGTAGTGGCGCCATCAACTGGTTGGTGTTGACCGCCATGCTGTTGGGCGTGCTGTTCAACCGGCGATCGGCGACACGACGAATCAGAAGTGGGCGAATCAGGCGCGCGGCCTTGTCGGTGATGCGCAGA